CGAGGATCTCTAACCTGGTATGTAAAGGTATCACCATTAGACAATTGATACTTAGTTTTCTTGAGAATACGAAGACCAAAGCGAGAAAGAGAATATGGGAAGTCAAAAGGAGTAACTCCACGTTGAGAACGACCAACCTCGGACACAGTTCCACCAATGGGATCCTCATTGATTACATCCTGATCAAACATTCCACGAACATTTGTAAAGACAGTACCTGTCATCTCAGTAGAAGTCATACGACAAGTCATTTCATAGACATCGACCTCAAGTTTAAGCTCAGTGGCAGCACGAGTAGATGTACCATCAAAGAATGTAGAGGAATTACGGAAAGTAACATCAAGAACACCAGATTGGAATAAGATCTTTGAAGAAGGGGAGAGTTTCAAACCCTTAGTTGTTGTGTTATCAGCAGCAGCATAAGTGTCTGCAATAGTTTTAAGATCATTGTACTCAAATTGAAGAGAAGCAAGTCCATATAATCCAAAATCGGACATAATATGATTACCAGCAGTAGAATTAGAAGTAGCTAATAGACGATTAAACACTACTGTCTGAGTACCTAAATCCTTTTCGGCAGCAGCCTTTACTTTTTTTACGAATCCTACCCAACGACGACGTTTAGCACGAGGCATACGTTTTTTACGATAGATAAGACGAGCATCAAAGTGATCAGTAACACCTTGTCCACTAGTAACAGCCTTCCGACGGCGAGCCATAGTCATAGAACGAGCATTACGCTGACGCATACGAGAACGTAACATACGACCAGCACCGACAGCAAAACGCGCCACGTTTCGACCACGTTGAAAGTTAGTCAGAATAGAAGAAGCAAGTCCACTACGTCCAGTCTTGCGTGCCCAGTTGTACCCAACTAACGACATTAGGGTTAGGGGGCGAAAATTTCAAAATGATGACGTGTCAAGTACGCACTATATGACGTGGCACATACGTCACAGAGGGGTGTTTGTGCAAACTGCCACAGATGTCGGGGGGTAATACTGACCCCCGACACAAACCAATTATCTATGCAACGTGCACCAAGGAGTAGAGGATGGTGTTTCACCATTAACAATCCAACCGAAGCGGACACAGTCCAAGTAAGTCAACTACAAGTTTATGCGAGATACTATGTCTGCGGTAGAGAAACGGGTAGTGATAGAGGAACTCCTCACTATCAAGGATATGTATATTTTCAGCATGCAGTCACTCTCCAGCGAGTTAAACAGCTACTTCCACGAGCTCATATCGAGCCACAGCGAGGTTCTAACGGCCAGGCTATTGAATACTGTAAGAAAGATGGAGAATTTGATGAATGGGGCGACGCTCCTGATCAAGGAGGAGGACGAACAAAAAGAGAACAATGGAGACAGCTCATCGAGTGGTCAGAGCGAGGGGAGTTGGAGCGAATCCGAAATGAGTTCCCAGGGGAGTACTTCAGATACCAAGAGCGAATCAGAAGTTTGCGAGTTAGAGAATCCGCGATACTTGAAGGTGAATTGGAACACGAGTGGTGGTATGGTCCAAGCGGAACTGGAAAAAGTAGACGACTATGGCGTGAATATCCAGATCACTATGCCAAAGAACTCAATAAATGGTGGGATGGATACGCAGATGAAACAATTGTAGCAATCGAAGAATGGAGTCCAAAGAACGAATGTACTGCGAGTTTTCTTAAGATTTGGGCTGATAGATACCCTTTTCCTGCACAAATAAAAGGAGGATCATTAAAGAAGATTAGACCAAGAAAGATAATAGTTTTATCAAATTATACAATAGATCAATGCTTTGAGAGAGAAGAAGACAGAGAACCATTAAAGCGAAGATTTAAAGTAGTTAGATTTGACACGAGTATTTTCAATCCAGAGATTCCAAGATTCGTAGGAAGATTACAAGCACAAGAAGATGATGAGATTTCAAGCATACTAGAATTAATTCATTAATACAACCTATCCTAAACATAACCTGGTACCTAAACCCTACGTGAATAAAGCAGAGCGATCTTCAGTGTAGTTTTCAACCTTACACATATACTTTCGAGTTATACCAATATCAAGCTTTTCTGTATAAGTATTTGCAATAGATCCAACAGTAAGTCCAGGAGCAGCTTTAGCAATAACAAGAATAATACGAGTCCATCCAGGCATATTAAAACCATCCGTATTACGAAGTTTATCCACCTCGGCAACATGGCGACGAGGATCTCTAACCTGGTATGTAAAGGTATCACCATTAGACAATTGATACTTAGTTTTCTTGAGAATACGAAGACCAAAGCGAGAAAGAGAATATGGGAAGTCAAAAGGAGTAACTCCAC